ACGCGGCGGATCAGCATGAACTGGTCCCCGTCACCTATATCAAAATCTGCCGACTGAATATATGCCGGAACGGCACTAGCCGGAGCCGTGCTGCCGTCATCTAACCCATATTCGTGGTTATAGAGATAATAGTCCGTGCTAGCAGACTGCGGATAGCTGCGTTGACCCGCCGCTCGGTCATTCCAAGCTGTACGGGATAACGTACCGTAATACCAAATCTGCTGCCCGTAGTTATAGACAACATACCGGTCAATCTCGCTCGATCCGGCAGAACAGTAGTACCACCAAACCTCTGTCTGGCTAGCTAAACTACCAGCAAAAAACTTAAACGACTGTTGTGGGTTGATGTTGTTAAACACATACTCTCGAACAGAGCATGGAATGGGTTGTATACGACCATCATAAACATAAAAATTCTCTTGGCCCATCCAGAAAACCAAGTCGTTCACGCTGATAGCCACGTTAGGTCCAGCAATCCTGACGTTGTCCGCTAAAAGTGCTGTTCCAAACACATACGGCGCACCGGTAAACTGTACCGAATGCAAAGTGTGGTCTGTCCAAACCAGTATCTGGCGGCTTGTACGCACCGCAGTCATAATCTCAGAGCCTTGTGACAGACGTAAATCGCCTGCCGTATTCGTAGCTGTAGGGGTCCAATCGGTGACCGACTCCTGACTAGACCAGCGTATAAGCAGCGGATCTTGGTCCGCGGACCCTACAGGGTTGCACCCAAAAGCTAAAACGTGGCGATCTACTTCAGATACCAGCGTCTTTCTAGCAATAGTTGGTACGTCAGATGCACCGGACAAGCTACTTAAAAGCACGGCACGACTGCTAGTCGTACCGGTTGCATCCCAATAGTAGATTGCGCCGTCAGCTATATTACATATCAGGTCTTCACCAAAATCGTCTGCAAACCAAAGGCGAAGTGTCTGACCTGCCAAAGAGCCTGCGCCCGATCCCCAAGTAAAACGGCCCCACGTACCAGCACCCCAACCCGGCCCCAGAATAGTGGAGTTTAGTCCTACACTAATTTGAAATTCTGCCTGACCTGACGAACCTCCACCCGATACAGCACCAGAGGTAGCCGAACCTCCAGTATCTGCGGTAAATGTCGTGGTTGTGGGTGTAGTAACAACTACAAGCTCTTGGTTTAAGTCGTCCGTAGTTAAGCCATCTACGGCGGTTAAACCAGAAAGTGTTACATAGTCCCCAATCTGTGCGCCGTGGGCCGCGGACGTTGTTACGGTGATCACGCCACTACCTGCACCGCCCGTGGTATTAATAGGGTCGGTAGGTAGGCTTACAGTCGAGCGGATTGGTGTGATGTCATAAAGTGCGCCAGAATCTTCAAGGTAGATCTTTTTTTCGCTACCCATAAACAGCAGGTTTTCAGAAGACAATGTAGTGAAATCGTGCATAAACCGCACGTTGCCTGCAAATGGCGAAGAACCCGTCTTGGCCCACCCGCCAATGCGCTCCGGATACCCGTAAGTAAAGCGGATATAGTTGCCGTCGAACCAGCCGCCTTCGTTAGAGTAGTTCGTACCCTCTCTATTTATTCCGGGTTTAAATTGGAGCTTTGTTAGCGGCATTCATTACTCCGCATCAGCAATGGTTAGTGTGCCAGCCTCAACTTGGCGCAGAATTTCAGCGTAGTGGCGGTTGGATGAGTCTAAGGGTACGAACATCTCAACGCCGTCGATGGTGGCTTTGATTGATGTGTTTATACCTTCGTCAGCTATATATTGAGCAGAGGTAATTTGCATTTCATCCATCGTTATAACTCCGCGTCTGCTTTAAAACTAAAAGCTAAACCGCCTCTACCAGTACCCGTTGCAGTATCATAGTAACCAAAACTTCCAACTTGTTGCTTCCAAACATTAATACCATCAAAGTTACTGAGAGACTGATTTTCTATTGTAAGAGCAGGTGCAGCTCTCATTTCTACAGGATGAAATATTGTGTTATAATAAGCTTGACCAGAAGTTACGTTAAAATAAGTATATATTAAGTCACTAGAACTACCTCTAGTGTAGTAATACCTCTGGCACCGTGCAAGCTCATCACCATAACTACGATGCTCGAACGGGGTTGGTTCAGAGCCGACCTCTAGCTGGACGCCTGTGATTTGCCAAGTGGCTCCTGAGGTTGCAGCTACGTCTGCTACCTGTCCATACCCAAACTTTGCCGCAGTCCAAGTTCCCCAACTTGTGCTATCTGTTGTTTTCCTATCTGGCCCAACACTCAAGAAAAAGTAAAGCTCTAATCCAGCACCATTATCATTGTTGATTGTGCCAGATGTATCACCATCAATCGTAATTGTTTTGTATTCCCAAGTGTTTGCAGAGCTAATTGAGTAAGTCGATGTAATCAACCTGTTTCCATCGTTCTCATAAAAAGCAACACAGTATGCACCAGTTACGGATGACTTTACCCAAAAGGAAAGCGTTAGCTGTTTAGCTTCAGATGTCCCATAACCAAGTTGTTGTAGATTTTGAGCCTCAATGGCTTGGAACATATAAAGCTGTTCCTCTAACTCAATTGTTGTTTCGGGAGTAGTAACCGAAAGCTTATAAGAGTTGGTAAATCCGCTAGGCCCAGTGGTGTCCTGAGTTTGTGTAAATGCAAGTTGATCCATATCGGAAGATGCAAAACGAAAACGATCAACTGTTTGGTAACCTTCAGATGTGCTACTCGTCCCGCGCTGTGCCACCTGCATCGCACCATTGATCAGAATGTTCCGAAAACCGTGTACCGCAGTGTCTGCAAAGCTGTTGTTCTGGATTGTGCTGAGTGCCATCTTACTGATCCTGTTCTAACGACGAAGTTAGCATATTTATAAACGCATCACGGCCTACTGATAGCTGGTCAAGCTCGAACTTTGCACCGCTTACCTTACGGTCCAAGTCCTGTATGTGGTTGAGCATGGTGCGTTGTTGGTCTGTCATGTCTTCAAGTACATACTCTTTGCCGTTGATCGTAATTGGTGTTTTGTTCTCTTCATCCATCGGTCTGTATTACTCGTTAGCAGCTATCGCAGCATTAGCGGCGGTCATGTCTTCATCGGTCCAGAAGTCCTTTGCCACCATGATCTTCAGGTGATCGACGTTGCGCTGTACGCAGTCTGCCCACTCTGCATCGTCCATGTCTTCTGGTTGTCCAGCGTTTAGGAGATCAACACTGTGGCCCATTGCTGTATAGTGCTGGGCGATTTGTTCTGCTGTTATTTCGTCCATTAGTTTGTCTCCAGTGCAGCGACTTTAGCTTCTAATGTTTCGATCTTTGTGATTGCTTCTTTCAATGCTGCCGTCAGTAACGGAACTAATTTGCTTTGATCGATAGCTTGATATTTAGGATTACCATCGTCATCAACTTCGTCTTTTTCTCCAAAAACAGCTTCAGGTACTATATCAAAAACCTCATGGGCGATAAAACCGTCAACCGTTCTATCGGGATTAGCAATAAAGTTAAATCGATGGACAGGTACTTGTTTAACGCGATCAATAGCGCCATCCAAATCAACTACGTTTTCTTTTAATCTATAATCTGATGAAGTATTAAATGCAGTTGCAGTACCTGTAGTTGTTATGCTTCCAACACTGCTTGAAGTATTAGAAAACAAAAAATGTATTCTACCTGCCGAGTTATCTACTCCAGAGTGTACCTTAACGACATTTGTTCCGTTACCTTCAGGCCAAAGATGCCAATAATTAGTTCCAACCGTATCGGAAGTATCACCACCACCAAATCTCGGACCTACAGTATTTGTGCCGTTTTCAGTTCCAATAGCTACTTGACCACTACCATTAACGTATATTCTCGGATTACCATCCCCATCCGACAGCACGATGTTGTTGCTGCTGGTGCGGATGTCCAAGCCGCCTTCGTTGCCGTTGTAGCGACCTATGATGGTGTTCTTGGAGCCTGTACTGACAGAAGAGCCTGCGCTTGCACCGACAAAAGTATTGCTAACATTGTTTGCAACATAACCCGCCTGATACCCCAAGAAAGTATTTGCGTTGGTATTGTTTGTATACCCAGCCTGATACCCAACCGCAGTTGAGTTGCTTGCGGTGGTGTTTGCTTGGAGTGCGCCCCTGCCCACGGCAACATTGTAACTTCCAGTTGTGTTTTGTATAAGTGCCTGATAGCCACCAAGAGCCACGTTATCTGCGCCAGTTGTATTATCACGCAAAGCCTCAAAGCCAACCGCCAAGTTAAACTGTGCGGTGGTGTTTGAAGTCAAAGCATTACCACCAATCGCAGTGTTGTAACCACCACTTAGCGATGCATCATCTAAAGCAGCATCACCCAACGCCACGTTACCTGTACCAACAGGATAGTTCCCATCCAGCTTGATCGTGCCGTTATCTACTGTGAAGTTATTGTTTACGACTACCGCACCTTCAAACGTACCACCACTTAACGCAGACACGGTATCAGCTACTGAGAAGATTCCGTAAGCTACAATCTCAACCAGATCACCAGCCGTGGCACCCGATACTAAATTTATGGAGGTCTTAGTCGTAGCCGTGTAGTCGATAGTGTCCTGCAAGAGTACGCCGTTCAGGTATACGTCTACATAGCCGCCGTCTTGGTACGCCAAGGTCTTACCGTTGCTGTCTGCACCGCTGAACAAAGTCTGAGAAGCAGAAGCCGTGTAGTAGAACCGACCTCTGACGTTGTTTGCTGGTGAGTTACCTATGTAGGGCATTTAGTTATACCTCTTGCGTTTCAGCCATTGCCGCTTCTGCCTCTGCCTGACGCTCTGCCGCCGTTTTCACGACATCATTGGCAAACGCATACGCTACAATCTCTTCACGAGTTGCTGGCACCTGTATTCCGTTATCTAGACAATGCTGAACGGTCAGGTTAACGATCTCGTCATTGGCAATACGTGCGCGGTTTGTAAGGGCGTTGTCTGCCCAATCTTGAGGAGAAAGTGCTGCATATTCCAGACCTTTGTATTGAGTGTCTGTTAATGTTACTGTTACGTCTGGCATAATTGTCTCCTTTATCCCACTAAAAACCCACTAAATGATCCGTAAGAACTACCAGCAGACATATTAAAACTAGTGTCCTGCGATTGAACCCTAACGTCTATATAATCGTTTGCTACTAAATCTGCTAATAAAGTACTTTCTATTTGTTGATCATTACTAGTAGCAGCAGAATATATCCACTGACCAAACTTAAACACACTACCGTTTTTGTAAAATATTGCTCTAAACCAATTTCCCGAAGTTACGCCATAAACACTTAAAGTGTTACGGAATAGGTAACGACCAGCAACAGGAGCTACAAACCTTTGGTTAGTTGTGTCGTAGTGATTTCCAGTATTAAAATTTGTAGCGTTGTAAGGCGCTAACGCGGGGGTAGTTCCAAAACCGGGATTACTCCCACTAATATACGCATCAAACGCGGGTTGAACTGGCATCGTTACAGCACTTGCATATATGGGCAGCACTTGATAACCGGGACTACCACCTCTGTTAAAACTTTGTATCCATTCTCCGCTTATTTCTATATTATTTGCTGTTGTCGGACCTTGCACAGTAAATTTAGTTGCAGGCGACGCCGTACCAATGCCAACCCGATTGTTAGCAGCATCGACTACTAGCGTATCTGTGTCGAACGTACCGTCGGCTAAGTCACGGGCTTTGGACATTGGTTATACCTCTTGGCTGGCTACATGCGCTTGATACGCAGCGATTACTTCAGCAGTGTGAACGGCTGCTGCTATGGCTTGAACCTCTGCGCTTTCACCGGATACATCGTCACCGGGACTTACGACATGGCGGCTAAAGCTGCGGCTGATTTCTGCACCGTCGCGCTCGATAACGGTGGCTGTACGCACTTGGATGTGCTTGTAGTCACCTACGATTTCAATTTTGTCTTCAACTGTTCTTTCTGTAAGTGCCATTTTTTATCTCCTTATGGCTGTGGACTGACTACCCTGTGATCCAACAGGGGTGATTAAATGTCATAGACAACTTGACCTAATATGTAGTTTCCACTAGCTGATGCACTCGTGCTTGACACGAGTATTCCAGTGAACAATCCCGCTCTTGGGTCTGAGCTATCATAAGTGGTGGGTATAATTTCTGTAGTGTTGTTTCCAACAGCTATTGACGCGGGGTACGAGGTTGTCCCAAAGTTTTCTGTTAGACGGATTGAACCGCCACTACCTGCACTGTCTCCTGCGGATGTAAAGGGCAACCCACTTATTCTCAAAGACCCTACCTTTGTTCCAGTAACAGCACCCCGTAACCTAAAGGATGCAATCACAGTTCTACCTATTTTAGTATATCTTCCGTCTTGTAAATTCGGTGTAAAAGTTGGGTTTGTACTATTTGATGTATAAGTAGGCGTCCAAGTCCCTTCTTCGTAGTCATCCAGCAGATTTGCCGACCCTGTCCCGCCGAGATACACGCCGCCAGAGAGGTAGAGGTTAGTAAAACGAGCGGTTGATACCCCTAAATTGTAAGCTGCATCGTTATTAGCACCGTCAGCTCCAGACACTGGGACGATAGCACCTGTATTAAACTTTAATCCTGACTGACCACTACCACTGCCAATATAAGTTCTACTACTGTTGGTCCCAATACTGCCCACACTGGTGCCGTCTTTCTGAACATCGATAATCGTACCGTCAGAACTGGCTCGGTCCACCGTTAGTACTGTAGCCCCATCAGCGTCGATAGTTACTGAATCACCAAATACATATGTACCGTTAGACTGCTTCTCAGGTATGCCAATAGTCTGCTGCGCTTTACCTTGGAAGACGACATAGAAATCATCAGTGGCGGCAATACTTCCGGTCATAGTCAACGAAGTGCCAGATACCGTATAGGCTACAGTTGGCTCCTGCCTCACGTTGTTGACGAAAACTTCGATCTCACCAGCACTGCCTGCGGGGTAGTCGAGCGTGAAGCTCGTACCAGAACCACCTGTTAGGTCTTGGTAGCTTATTTGTGAGTAGGCTTCCGCCGGGGCATTACCTAAATAAGGCATCAGGTGATCTCCAGAATCGACATCACAACATCTACAGAACTAGCTGTATCTGATTTTACCTTAATACTGTCACCTACCTCAAGCACAACTTTCTGATCGCCGCCGACCACGACTAACGAGCCGCCGCTTGGTATAGGCGCTTGGTAAATCAAGTATGTGTCATTCGATGCGTCATTGAGCGTGACATCAACAAGTATCTGACTAGCCGTCCGGTTAGCCAAATCCAGTCCAATAACAGTCACCTCCGTCGAAGACGGTACTGTATAAGAACCTACAGCAGTAAGCGATGTGCCAATGCTGCGAGAGAGTTTGCGTTTAAAGCTATTAGCCATCTACATTACCCCAGTGCTATTGCCAGTGCGACCGCTGTACCAGCTTGGTCTACATCTAAATTAGTGCGGGCGGCAGCCGCCGTACTTGCCCCCGTACCACCGTCCGCTACCGCTAAATCGGTGATACCTGTAATTGAACCACCTGTGATTTTAGCGTTCGACATAGCTAAATTATCACCTAAACTATAAACAAGAGCCCCTGCTCCTGCGCCATCACAATAAACGATAGCCGTTTGACCGTTTACTATGGTAGCATTACCACCAGAACCCTGTGTTACAGTAATATCCCGGCTACCAGAAAGCGCGTTTTGGAAAAGGAAAAACGCCGCAGACGTGTTCGGACCAACAGTAAGTGTAACAGTACCACCTAGATCACCACCATCCACAAACTTAATAGCCCTAAACATACCATCTTCGACGTTACTTGCGCCTTGTGAAGGGGTAGAGGGCCGAACGGTAAGGGTAGAACTGGTGCTGGAAAGCGTAACCGACTTAAAACCAGCTAAACGGTCAAAAATATCAAAGTTGTAATTGGCCGTAGTGCCCCACGTACCGGACTGTTCACCAGTAGCCGGTTGCTCTATCGCAAAGTTGGTAGTAAACACACTGGGCATTTATGTCTCCTATGCGGCAATATCCGTCCAGTTTGGCGTCTGAGATGGTGTCGTCTCTGTCCAGCTTGGCGACTGCGAGGGCGAAATTCCTCCCCAACTTGGGTTCTGGCTCGGTATAATTTGACTCCAAATGAAGACGTTGCCTATTTCTCCTGTTGCAGACACGCCTGTGACCGCTACATTTGCGTCTGCTTTTGCTGTTACAGTACCAAGATTTGCAGTTACTTGCAATCCTGTAGCTGGTATGACAGCATCCCCAGCTACCGTGACCGTGCCTAGACCGCTTGTTGCTTCTTCACCTGTAACCGATACATTTGCATCAGCGGTTACTGTTACGGCTTGGACAAACCCGTCATTTGTAAAGGTAGTAGAGCCGTCCGCGCCATCAAAATGTAGTAAAGTAGGAGTATTGTCATCCGCAGTGTAAGCAGAGCTAGGCGGGGTAAAGTTGTTTCCATCATACCTGTCTACATTAGAAATGCGAAGTTCATCTAAATAACCCGCCCAATTATTTGAGCCGTTGAAATCTGAACCAATATGTATGTTTGCGGCAGTAGCCGTTGTTCCAAACAACGTACTGTCTACTTTAACGCCGTCTACAAAAACTGAGTAAGTATTACCGAAAGGATCACCTCTGGTAACAGCAATATGAACCCAAGTATTTGCTGAAAACACGCCATTTACATTAAATAGCGTCCCATTTGCTCGAACAACTAACAGATTATCCGTTGCTTGGCGAAGAGCTAACGCATTGTTAGATGTGGAATCCCTAGAATCAAAGAACACCGCATCTTGTGTGCCACTAGCGGGTCTGACCCACATATCTATTGTAAACGGGTCACCACTAAAATTGTACGTTTCTTGAGACTCTAAATAGTCACCAGAGCCATCTAAAAGTAAACTTGCCCCACCAAATTTCGACTGAGCCGTAGATATTTGAGCATCACCAAACCCAGAGAAAGTAATTGGGGCGGGGAACGCTGCTGTCGCAGAGACGCCGGTAACAGCGACGCCTGCATCCGCCGTTACCGTTACAGAGCCTAAACCGCCTGTTGCAGAAAGACCTGTTACAGGGACAATAGCGTCTCCTGTTACACTAACCGTACCAACCGCACCCGTAGCTGAAAGGCCAGTTACTGCAACATTTGCATCAGCGGTTACTGCAACACTGCCTAGAGCTGTAGTGCCTTCAAGTCCAGTAACAGCGACATTTGCATCCGCTGCTACCGTGACGCTACCTACATTACCTGTACCGGCAACACCTGTAACCGCCACGTTGGCTTCCGCCACGACAGTTACAGAACCTAATCCGGTGGTTCCCGCTTCTCCGGTTACAGCAACATTTGCATCAGCGGAGACTGTGACGCTGCCTACATTACCTGTTGCCTGTAACCCCGTAACCGGGACATTAGCTTCCGCTACAACATTAACACTACCGATTGCTCCGGTGGCTGAGACCCCGGTAAGCTCAACGGGGATTGGCTCACCCCACGTTCCACTCGACCATGTGCCCCGGCCCCAACCGGCAATGATAGCCATAACGGATCTCCGTTAGGCTATACGGATAATGGCGTTAGATGCGTCCGCAGTTGGGAACTGAACAGTGAAATCACCAGCGGTCGAGGTCTTATCAGCACCAAAATCTAAAACACACACCGCATCCGTGGTGCTTACACCACCGCCTGTAGTTGTGTTGTAGATAATTGCGCCCCGTGCGGTAATAGAAGCAGTGGTCCAAGTTTCATCCGCAAAGTCGGTGAACGCTGTCGTGCCACTAGTGGTTGGGTTCACATTAGTCAGCGCCTGCCCACCTGCACTATAACCGGTTCCGCTAACCTCGTTAGTTGCAGAATAGTCCGTAGTTGAGGCGTCCAGTGTAGCTGAACTTGTGTACAACGCCATATTAAAAGTATGGCCTGTTGTACGAAAATCGTGTTGAGCTTCAAGCAATTCTTGCTTGAAGGACGTACACATTGCCTGTGTAATAGCCATGTTTACAGTCTCCTTATCGCATCAGCTAATTCAGGATGCCCTGCATCCTTCAGGTTATTATATACCGTAGTTCGGTCACTCCGGATAGCCTCCCGCATATAGTGAGCGACTACCTTCTCAATGTGCTTCTGAAAAGCACGAGCCTGATCACGGATGCCCGGATGTGCGCTATCCGAAACCGATATTATTTTTGCAGCGCAACGCTCTGCTACTTCTTCCGGGGTAAATCCACGGTTTTCCGTAGTATGAACCGTTACAAACGGCTCATCCGAAAGCTCCATTTTAAAGCTAAACACTAGATTTTCTCCCTAATGATAAGCCCCGTGCGATACGCATCCGTATCTTCAAGCGCTTCACCATAGTTCTTGAGGCGTCCAATAGACTCCTGAAACTGCAACAAATAATTCTGTATGATATCTTGCTCACCCTTCATATAGGTATAAGCCTCAACTAAAGAACCATACAACATTGCAATTGGTGCATTGACACTAAGCCATGTCGTACCACCACCAGCGCCTGCGGTAAGGCTGGCTGGCCGATAGTAGTAATGAAGCTCTGCGGTCAAAGCGGCACTAGGAGTTGGAGCAACAATGAAATTAGAGACATCAAAATAACCATAATACCGAGGTGTCCCAGTAGAAGAAGGGTTTGGATAAGCCGTTTGAAGGAAATTTACGTCTTTGTACTCTAAAAACTCGTTATTCCCATCGTCTTTGATTATCGACAACGAATACGGTGCCAGAAAATCAGAGGGGCAGTTTAAAAACTTGTTTCCTACAGTCAGCGTACCTGTTTGATTGCGCCTAAAAAAGTTGAGCTGCACACTCTTAAAAATACGCTCTTCTGCGCCACGAATGAAAACATTCAGGTTGTTGACGAAAGTCGTCTCCTGATTCTCTGTGTAGTCCTTAATTGCGTCTTGCAACTGTGTCAGCGTAAAACTCATGTCACCACCGTTACACGGCCCACAGACCCGATAAGTCTTGTTGCCACGCCTCTATCTGGATAGCCACCACCTCCAACGGGAACGTCCATTGGCTCTACACGATCCGGTCTTGCATTTTTCAATGCCTGCGGGTCGGTAACTTTAGGAAATGGCTCTAACTGTGGTTGTTTAGGCTCCCACTCATCTTTGCCGACAAGTAAACCGTTCCACTCTCTACGCATATCTTGATACCGATACCGTAATCCGGAGCGGTCAGATATAGCATAAGAGTTTTTACCTGTAGCAAATCGCGCCATGTTTAAACCCTAAAATAACCTACGTCAGGGGCAATGTTAAAAGAAGCCCTGTCACGATCTTCTGATATCGCCCTTTCAAACTCTTCCTCATACATCGCCTTCAAGAGTTGTGCTCTGTTAGGAGCCCTCTTGATGGAAATATAATAGGCAAGACCCGCAGCCAAACACGGATACAAACGGAAGGGTACTTCCATTGTATTCGTAAAATCGTCCGCGTCGTCCATCCGTGTCAGAGCATCATAGTATACCACATCCGTGCTGTTCTCTGGAACCGGCCAGAGTTTTAAAACAGGTGTGATTTGACGATCTAAAAAGAACTGAGATGGTCTAGCTTGTGTAGTTTTGGTTGGAATAGACAAATAGCTGTCCCGGCTAATCCGTTCTAGCGCATAATCTGTTCCACTACGGCGTACCACTACAGACAAGATGTCGATAACATCCATCCCAAGGTTATAATCACCCGTACCTTGCGTTAAGGCTTGGCTTCTTTGGGCTATAGTCCATGCGTTTAGACCACGGTTTGCCCATTCCGCAAGCATCAAATTCAAGGAACGCTTCGCAGTCTTGAGGTCGTAACCAGTACGAACCTCAAGCCCACAACGCTCAAACGCCTCCTCTACATAATCGGCGACATCTAGCTCAAAATTTGTGCTTCCAGAAGTAGCCATCTTACTTCTTCTTCACCATGCCGCCGCCGCGCATTTTTTTGACCATGCCGCCGCCGCGCATTTTCTTAACCATTCCACCACCGCGCATTTTCTTAACCATGCCGCCGCCGCGCATTTTCTTTACTTTACGTGGTTTCATTGCCATTGTTGGAGCCTCCTATACAACTCTTTGCGGGTTTGGAAGATGTGTTCCGCGTCATACTCTTCCAAGTAATTATCATAATACCCTTTTTGTTCGAGTTTGTCTGCTGCTTCCTGTATCTTAGACAAACGCTGAACAAAAATCATTGCGTATTCGTCGTCTACCATCTGCATAAAAGAGCTATCATCAATGAAATCATTGGGTTCATCGTGAGGATGAAAGCCCATCAACCAAATATCCCTGTCGATAAAAACCCCTTCGGATATGGCATCGTTTAGCATTTCTAGATAGTCGTGAAAATCATCCGGGTCTTTATCAAAGACCATATCTACTATGATAACTAGATCAAACGTGTCTTCCCATTGAGATATGGTGCTATATAAACACTGCAAGTTAGTGTCATACTTAAACAAAATCGCTACCTTGTGATCTTCCCAAGCTTTTTGGGCATACGGGCACGGCGGAAGACCGTTATAAAACGGATTTGGTTTCTGCAAGGTATGAGCAGACCACGCCAAAATCTCTTGGCATATCTCCTGTTCCTTGCCTATGTAAAACCGCATATTCTTCATGATTGTGTTACCGAGCCTTTTGTCCGCTTGCGGCGACCGTTCATAACCTTGCCACAACCCCTAGCTACAGCCGTTCCGGGTATACTAGTGCCGCGGAAAGGGCGTTTTGCCTTACTTTCGTAGCCAACCGCGCCCCCTAAAGCCATTTTCCTTACCTTGGCAGCTTTAGTATTCTCCACAACCTGCTGCCCTTTAGCTCCCGCTTGCTTTTTCTTACGAGCCGTTGCAGCGCGTTCCGACTTTGATAGGCTTTGAGCCTTATTTCTAGGTAAACATCTATCAGGATTTCTTTTATTCTTCGATGTACCGCACGGACCAGCGATATTGCCCGAGCTATCAATTCGCACCCAATCTTCATCTAACCACTCCTTTAGACCGCCCATTACTTACCCTTTCTTTTGCCACCCTTGGCCTTTTTGGCGTAATTCGGGTCTTTACAATATTTTGATGCGGCGAGATTTGCATAAGCACTTGGATATGTATCAAAAGTACGTTTAGCCCAAGCTTTACCTTCAGGACAAATAACGCCACCCTTCTTTTTACGAACCACTTTAGCTTTTCTGGCGCAAGAACCCGCGCCTAAGTTTACTCTAGTCATGCTAATACTGCCACTAACGCTATGACTGTCGCCGCAAGTTGCAGAGCAATACCCCCAAGAATAGCCCAAACCTTAACATCCAAACGATCTATGTCCTTTTGCATATGAGCTAGGTGGTTTGTCTCTAACCGATTTAAAACAGTGGATATTACTTCTACTTTTTTGTCTAAGTCAGCAACCGTGGGTCTAGTCATCTTAACATTTCCATCTTTTACGAGCCTGCCTTAAACGGCTGTTTGGGTCTTTAGCCGCTTTTGGAAATTTTTTCATTTGTCCGGCAGAACGCGCACAGAAAGATTTACGACGCTTTGCATCCTTACTACCTTTTTTGACCGTGCCAGTTACAGCGGTCTTTAACTTTGATCCGGGGTTTGCGCGTCTATATGCGGCTACTCCAGCCTTAGTCATTCCCGCCCCTTTTTCAGTAGGGCGAAAATTTTTCTTGTTGCGGGGAGGCATTTTGGCTTTTTTGCGTTCAGCCACTACAAATTACTCCCGTTTTGAATGTAAACAAACTCCATTGACGCGGAGACATTAAAGCTAACCGACCCTGAAGAAGAAAATGCTCTCATCTCTAAGTCTGTTTTTTCTGTGAACTTTATCGGGAAAGTATAAAACTGTTCGTGTGCGCCATCTGTAAGAGTAAATCTTTCTTTTATTTGAAACACTTCTCCGTATGGCCTAGCAACAAGAGAAGCATTTAGAACAGCAGGTGTTTGCGTTGAGGTGCCTGTGGACAAAGCCATTTTTGTAAGGAATGCTGTATATCCTGCGGGAACTGTCCAAAGAGCCATCAATGTTTGGTTATCACCATCCCCATTTATGGTCAGGTAAATATTAGCTGGAACCCCAGATGTAACCGTACCTGTTCCTGCGTAAAGTGTGCCAGCGTTTGCGCCACCACTACCTGCACTGCGAACAATGCCGCGATTTATACGCAGATAAGATTTTGTCGTATTAACAGCCGTTTGTCCGTTTAATGTGACAACTTCGTTTATTTCGTTGTAATCAGCGTCTAGGCCAAAAATCTCTACTGTTCTTGCACCCGTTCCTGCGGCAGTGTCGTTAGCCGAACTGCTTGATACAGTCATTACTGTGGCTGATGCGGGGTAGGAATATAAACCACCTTGTTCCCAAATGGTTTCTTTTGTAGCTCCAACAACAGCGTTGTAACCAAACTTAAAAACAGTTTTGTGGAAGGATATTTGGCCGCGGGCAACTTGAAGCTCAAACGGCTCTGAAGTCCCTATGCGAGTGATAGAGCTTACTTCACGTGCCATTTGAGCCTCCGTTTAGTTGTAGAAAACAGTCATGGCGGTGCAAGCAGTAAAGGTTGAGACATAAATGTCCGATACCCGTATACCTTCCGCTGGAATGTTTACTGAGTGAGAATCAGATGCAAGAAAGTCCAAATCAAGCACCGTCGCGCCACCATTACCGTCAGTAATAGTCAAACGCGGGGTGCCTGTTGCGGTCAAAACTTGTATCTGACGAATACGCGCAGGGCCAACACCGGCAGAGCCTGTGGCAGCTAAACGCTTCGCTTTTACGTCAGAACCAGCCATAACAGCCTCCTATTTACGAGAGGTTGTTATTTTGTAGATACAGAACTGTTACCGTTGCTGCACCAGCAGAAGCTGCCGTGCCTGTCTGATTGTAAGTAACTGTAACATTAACATCGGATGTACCGATATCAATTAGATTACCGATTTGAGACACATCAGATGTAGCAAGAACACGTGCCTGTGCGCCAACCGCTAGTGCGTCTGCATACTGGTCAGCGGTTGAGCCATCGCCAATGTCGAATGTGTTGGTTGTACCTGCATTAAATGCAGTCGTTACGTCTACGGTGATCTGGAAAATTTGGCTGTTTGCAGGAACAGTAGCAACAACAGTTTCAGTGCCGTTTGCACCAAAAACTACGTTTGCGCTCTGCGCCATCAAAACAAAGCCCACGTTGGCAGATGCGCCTTCGCGGATAGACCCAGCCTTAATAGGACCGGAAAAAGTTGTAGTAGCCATTTTGTACTCCTGTCGTGGCAAGTGTCAGCCGCACTTTGCGACTGTCAGGATAAAAAAAATATACAGTAAAAAAGAAAGGGCGGCAAGAAGCCGCCCCTCCCGTCTCGATAGGAGACCGTGTTATGCACCTTCGGTGCCGAACACGCTGCGCCAATCAGAAACACCGAAGCTGTAACGCTCACGGGCTTTGAAACGCATGTTACCGGTATCGAAGTCCCCTTCCATTGCCGTTTTAATAGGCGAACGGTTGAAGTACTTGAAGCCGTTTGGTGCATCCGTCTTAATGAAGAAGGCATCGGTATCGACCAAGAAGTGGTTTACAACCGCTCCTTCTGGAAGCATACCCATGTTCTTCATGGCGTTTGCATCATTGTCGGCTGTTCCCGGACGAAGGTTCGAGTTGAGAACCCGCTCTGCAATGAATTGCAGTTCTTTCGGGATAATCAGCTTCGTACCACGAACGGCAATCTTGAGGCCGCGCTCGTCTGTAAGACCAGCAATGTCGATCAGCATTTGCTCAAGAGAAGTCTCGTTGAGGTCTGCTGCGGTAGACAGCTTGTTGCGCTGGTTACCGGACAAAGATGGGTGAGCAGTCGAGCAAAGAGCTGCACCGTCACCAATTGCAGAAGCACCCGCAGTGAACGCATTGTTCAGGATTGCGGCAGCTTTGATCTGCTTGGTCTGAGCCATAGAGCGGGCCAGAGCCTTGGTGTAACGCGATGCCAAACGGTCATACAAGTTGTCCTCGATAGCTTCCTCAGTGATTGAGAAGGCCAGAGCGATTGTTTCGTGTGTGTACCGAGCGGTGTATGTCTCTTGAGCGTCGTCAAAGTTGATGGCAGCGCCTTCGCCTTTAACAGGTGCCGTTGAGAACCCACCGAGCATCACTTCTTCCTCAAATGCACGATCCGAAGACTCTTCGTCGAAGATCTCCGCATGTTCATTTTCGTAGCGATCATACTCAAGACCGAACAAGGCATTCAGGCCGGGCTCAAGCTCTTTCGCTAGTTGTGCGCGAGAAATAGCCATTGTCTATCCCCTCCTTAAATGCCAGTAGACAACGAAGTCGTTTGCGAAGCCGAAGCTGCAACCGGCGCGTTGTGGTGGAAGTTGAACCGAACTACATAGTTCACACCTGCGGCATCGTAGTCAAGATTGGCTATATCGCCGGTAAGACCTACAACACGCATGAACAGAGTTGCCGTGGTGGCAACAGTAGAAATATCGAGTTCAGCAGTGGAACGACCGGTTGATGTTGAACCGGAAGTAGCTGTTGCCAAAGATGCGTTAGCAAAGATGTTTGACAGTGCTGTTGCACGGTCTGTCGAGCTACCATCAGCAGCAACCATAAACAACTGGTTAGGGTTGTCTGCAACAAAAGCTTTGACAGGATGATTTGTGTCAACGCTTACGTTGTTCGCACCGGGCCAGTAGTTTTTCCAGACGCTCTTACCTGAAGAGCTATCTACATACTCTACACCCATCAGGACGCCGAGAGCAGGAACTGTACCACCGTTAGCATTACCAACAATATCGATAACACCAGCAGCCAGAGGAATTACTGGCGAATACTGATATATCGCGTTTGTGTTGGTAGCTGCAATCTCATATTGAGTTACACCAGTAGTATTAGCACCTGCGCCATTGAGCCCGATAGGACGAAGACCAAAGGCAGTATCTTGGTTTGCCATTTGTTTTTCTCCAATCAGGGCGACCCCTTATCGTTGTGGGCCGCCAAAGGTTACACGAGATTGCCGATCAGCGTTGCTGATCCGCATGGTTGAATGTGCGTTCTCGCGCATCATGTCGGAGTCAACAGCTTGCAACTGGTCACGGTTTCTTTCAGAGAAATAAGCCGTTCTTTCTGCTACTGTTTCCAACGGAATCCGTGCAAGAACAAGTCCACCTACTCCAAACACACCTTCGTATTTACCTGAATCAACTACCGGGGCCTCAAAGTCCGGGTACTCGTCCTTACGAACCAGTTCCCAGCCTTCACGCATTTTAGCGCTTACGTTTTTAGTATCGTCAAAACCACGGGTTTCAGCCCTGATCCAACGATGCTTAAAACCATCCGGTGCAGGTGGTGCGTCTAGCATAGACGGGGGAGCCCACGGCTTACGCCTTGCCGTCTTCTCCCTAGATTGGTTTGCGCGAGAAGCACGTTTGATTCCGCCTTCAAACATTTCGTTTTGTTCTTCAGCCATCTCACTTACTCCTTCACGTATTTCGCGTATTCTTCAAGCGGCACACCCAATTTCTTCGCTATCGCGACTTGGCTAGGGGTGAGTCTAACCTTTTTCCCACTACTGCGCCCAGAACTGCGGGATACAGAAGCAACCGTCTGAGCGGGCCGTTTACTTCCACCGTTTGACAGCTTATGTGGGAACTCTCCCGCCATACGTCTATCAAGCTCAGTATAATAGTCATCGGACTGCGGGTCAAACCCCTCGTCTTCAATCAACTTTTTGTGGATACCAAACGCGGCATACGTCATGGCTTCGTCTTCACCAAACCAAGCGTTTCTTTGGGCCCATCTTTCTGCTTTCGGGTCCGGCCTACGCGGTTGTTGCTGCGGCATTGGCTGGTTAACACGCGCTTCTTGCTGCGCCCGTGCTTGTTGAGCGTACCTTTCTTGCTGAACTTTTGCTTGTTGGGCTCTATCGTTTTCAATAGCCAGCTTTGTAATTTTGCGTTGAGCTTCGACAACACCGTTAGTGTCGCCCATCTCAATAGCTCTGGCAAGATCCTGCTCGGCAGTAGCCATCTGCGTTTCTACACGACTGCTGTATTCAGACACATAACTCGTGTCCAAAGCATCCATGCGTGCTTTTAGCTTCTGCGCTTCTGTTTGTACGCCTTGAGCGTACCTCAAAGCCTCTTCGCGCTGGCGTTCAGCCTCACGCATTTTCTTTGTCAGGCGGTCTATGCGCTTTTGTGTGGCGCTTTCTGCCTTATCAAAGTTATCGTCCTCCGACGAGGTTTCGACATCATCATTAGACGCAACATCTACTTCCGACTCTTCGCCCAAATCTAACTCAATTTGGTCTTCGTTTTCT